TAGAGGTGAAACTATTAGGAGAAAAATTATGGCTTATTTTATATATTCCATAATACCCATTGGCTTTAAAAAGCCGATCATTTTTATCAGTAATGTATGGTTTTAAATCAACGTATATAATTTGCCCCAGATTAAACAAGGGAAACCCAATCGTCTGAATGTCAGCTTGAAAAACTGCAGGCATTAAAGTTGTTTTTCGGCCCAAGTTGCTTTGTGCCACGCCTGATGCGCGATTAGAATAATAAATAGCTGTTTTGGAGGCATCATCGGCCACGTCAGTGACTTTTACATTTAGCACGGCGCCTTTGGCTTGTCCTCCAAAAAAGAAATGATATATTTTGTTTCTGTAATTTTCTGAATAATTGCCAAATCTAATTCTTCCTTTTTTAATATCCGTAGAAATGCTTTTTGAGCCATAGATAAAGTAATTTACATCTTTTTTGTCTTGCCCTACCATTCTTTGAAGTTTAGGGGAGTTGAAATTTACCACATTATTAGAATCGGCAGCACAAACGCCAAACATATTAGTAAAAAAAGACTTTAATAATGAAGAAAGAAAGTTCTTAAAAGAATAAAAATCCAATTCTTTTGCTACAACCTCTCGTGCAAAAAAGTTATTGATTTTAGTGAGAGATATAGGAAGATAATACAAAGGAAAACTATCAACATATTCACCAGAAAACGGCCTTCTATATGAAACATAACCAAAATCAACTTTGGGTTCTTCTCCGCTGTTTCTTTTTAATAATTCATATATTGTACCAGTAGGTTTACCACTGCTATCGATATCAGTGGGCAATTCCAAAATAGTCTCTAATAAATGCCCTAGGTACATAAAAGGCACCGGCTGGTATTCTTCCGTGCTTAATTGCTCTAGAGTAAGCAGCCTGCCTCCAGATGGGAAAAAATCACTCATTTTTACATCATCAACGGCTCCTCTTATTCCGCTAGGGTTTCTTTCTCCCACGGCTTTGCGATATCTTTGAGCAGTTTCTTTTGGAATATAACCGGTGGCAATCTTTTCTTCTTTAAAAAGACTTTTGCCGATTTCTTGTAACGCAAGATATTTAGCCAACATTGCTTGAACAAGCAATTGCTGTTCAGCGTTTTCAACCGCTCTTCGTAAATCTCTTTCCGCGTTTTGTGTGGCTTCATCGGCTGCTTTTTTTGCGTCGTTTAACTTTTTCTCAAGCTCGCTCAATGGAGTCTTCAAAACAACATTGCCATTAGCGTCAAGCTTTGCTCCCCGCATAAATTCCGCATCCGTACCGGTGAGAATTTTGCGTACCTCACTATCGGATAAGCCTTGTACTTCGGTACCTGATCTACCGGTGAGAACTTGTTTTTTCCAAGCAGACTCCAAAGCATTAATTTGCGCCTTAATCTGCTCTCGCATTGCTGGACCAGTGCCGGAAAATCCTTCAACTTCTGTTAAAGCAATTGCTTTTTTTTCAATTATATCAAAAGCTTGTCCGATTACTTCTCTCACTTTCTTTTTTTGATGAGCTAGAGACCCAACTGTTCCCGCAACTTTTGTGAATGCCGATGTGCTCATCGCGTCCATCCATGTTCTACCTCCAATAAGCACCTTTTTAAATTGTGCTTTATTGGGATCGGCATATGTATCTGTACGATATAAAATATCTTCAGCCTTTTGATTCATGATTTTATTAACTAAAGATATAGCAATTGCCTTCTGCTGTGCTGCCTCGGCTTTTCTCACAGCGGAGTTTGCATTTTGAATAGCTTGGGTTTCAAGCGCCGCAAGATTGTTTTTAATGTCATCAAATTTACCTTTCGCAAGAGCAACAATATTAGAATCGGGTCCGTTATATATATCAACCAAACGCCCTCTGTATTGCGCATTCACTGTTATAGATCCGTCTTGGCTTAGATCAAAAGTATACTTAACCAAGTGGGTTTTTAGTTTTAATCTCATTTTATCTAGATTTAACCTAGCAGCCAAAGCTGAACTTGCTTTCCATCCCAATTCGAACTGAATTGTTCTAAAAACGGTACCTTTGGCGCTAACTTCTTTTGCGCCTACCTTAAACAACTCAACATAAGGAGAACTAAGCATAGTGCGAATATCTTGAAAAAGAAACTTTGCGTTGACTAATGCTATTTTTTCCGTCGCTGAGTCTATACCTTCATGAGTAATATCTAAACTTACAATGCCGGCGCCTGTGCGCTGACCAGTCGTCTTAAAAATATCGGAATTGATTCCGTCTCGAAAAGCTGCTTCGGTGAAAACAGGAGTTTTGGTTGGTCTACCTTTAGTTGGTTTTTTAAGAATAGTAATGGAAGCATAATGTGCTAGCTGTGCTTCTTCAGCAGATGATATTTCAAAGAAATTTTTAGAATTTTGAGCCTTGGTGATAAAATTTATATAATCAAGGTTTGTATTAAATTTTTCTAATTCATTCTCTCCTAATTGTCTTATAGGGCGATTCTTTTTACCATAAACAGTGCTTTTTGTTTTCAGTACGTGTCCACCTGTACTGTTAATTATAGATTCGGCTTTTTCGATTAAAAAACACTGTTCATTAATATTAGGAGATATTCTTTTTCCTGCATCACTCATGTTTAAACTCTTTGATTTTTTATAATAAATTAAACGCGCTTAATACGCTTTCCAATGGCATCGGGATCAATACTACGTCGCCCGGTCGATAATCACTTTCTAAAGGTTTTAAATTAAACCAAGCTAAAATCCACCAATATTGGGGATTGCCATAAAATTCATTAGCAAGGTTAAAGTATTTTACCCCCATTCCCCAGTTTCTTGTTAGAATGCTAATATCTTCAAGATCTTCTGGGTTTGGATATATTAACTCTGCTGTATCGTATTGCTCAATTGCTTTTACGTTTCTCTTTTTAAAAATTTCTGAGTTAATATACTGAAATGTTCTATTTCGTAGAATTTTTCTTTCATCATATCTTGAAACAGGCATTACTTTTTAGCTCCTTGTTCTGTTTTAAAAATCATTGATACCATCATTCTTAAATACTTCATCTATTGATTGTTGTTGTTTTTCTTTTTGTTCTTGTTTATAAAGAGCCATTCCCTCTTTAGCAACTGCCTCGTAGGTATTGTCATCTGGAAAAACTTCTGATAGAGTCGATGCTAAATCCATCATACTTTTAGATGTTAATTTGCCAGCTAAAGCCTTCTTTGATTCAGCCCCCTTGTGAGCCTTTTTGTTTGGAGGAATGTTAGTACCTTTCTTTATAGTTCCCCCTGTCGTCACTGCGGCGGTGGGATTTACCCCTGGTGCTTGATTGCCGCCACGTGGAGAATTAAGAGGGGGAGGTGGTGGAGTAACGCTGGTGGCGCTGCCAATTCCATATGGATGATGTGCAGCATGGCCCTTACCGTCAAAAAACGTAGCGCTTGTTGTTTTTAACCCTACAAGACCCTCATGAAGAACTTGTATACGTAATACAATATTTACATCTGAAAATAATATTTTAGAATTTGTAAATGCCCCTTGAGATACATCATTAGTAAAATATTGAGCTTGATCTTTTGATTGAAAACCGGGATTAATTTGTATTGCTCCGTTGATATATCCTTCTAGATAATTTCGTGCGCCGCCTACAGCATTCAAAAATTTAAATCGAAAATAGGGGGCTGCAGCTAAAATAGGAACTTTACTTACATGGGTATAAGAGGGGTATTGGTACTGAATTAATTTTTGAATATTTGCCATATTTCTTACCGCTTCAGCACGATCATCTGAAATAACGCGAAAACCCAATGTTAAGGCGCGATCAGTACCTCCATAGGTCGACATAGGATCCATGCGACCATACACATTAGTAGGAGTCCAACGCGGTGTGTAGACATCATCAAATTCCGTTATAATGCTATTAAAAAATAAACTGGGGGTACCTTTAACATGCAACGGAGTAATTTGAATTATTTTATGGCCCGGATCTGACCCATTTGGTTTTGTTATAGGCATATTATAAGTAGCTCTTAACTAAAAATTAGATTTAATTTTTCATCTAAGATGTGGTTGACCGTGTTCGCAATGTCCCGATCTAGTGTTTTGTTGACTTGACGTGTCTCAAGGACTTTTCCTTCCTTCGTGACCATATTGACTGTTAGTTTAAGTTCTGTTGGGCCAGCATTGGCAGCAGATACTCTGTCGCCCGTTCCAAGCATTCTTTGCGCTCGATGAGAAATCATCTCAGGTCTTTCACCTACAGTGGCCTCTGTTGGTTTGCTAATATAGTTTTGACCTGAAGCGAAGAAGGTGCTAATGCCACCCGCTAGGCCACCTAGGGCACCACCAATCAAAGCCCCTTTTGGACCAAGCATGGCACCAAATTGGGCTCCAGCATATGCGCCGCCTGCTGCCCCGGCAAGAGCGCCCGCAGCTTTACCAGCAGTGCCTTCGCTGCTCTTAACAATTTCTCGCCCAGCAAAGACACCGGCAACGCCAATACCAGCTTTCGCAAGGCCCATCATCTTGCCGCTAAGACTTGTGACTTTGCCTGCTAAACCGGATAAAGCACCGCCACTATTTGCTGCAGCAGTGGGAATAGCGCCCATCATGCTAGCTACCTTTGCCAGTGTTCCAGCAAGCATGGCAAGTCCACCAATTACGGCACCGCCTGAAGCTAATAGTGGTCCAGCTTCGGCCAGAGATCCTAAAAAGTTATTAAATTTCTTTCCAAGTTCTGTAAGTAAATCTATTTGAGGTTGCCATACTGAGCGTAAACTATCCTGTGCTTTTCCTAGGTTTTCAGATCTTGTTTCCATCCCTTTTTGATCTTTTTGAAGTTCTTTGAGGACATCTGACATTTCCATAAACGGTTCTTTGTTGGCTATATTTTGAATTTCGGAGACAGAAATATTTCCTAGCTGTTTAAGTTCTTTAGCTGTTAATCCTAATTGTTGCTGTAGTACTCTAAATTGAGCATAATTCATATCATCAATTTTCATACCGCTGGCTTCCATTTGTTCTCTTAGTTTTGCAAAGCCTTTTAACGGGCCTTCAGTCATGGTAATGTCCATTAACTCCATCCCGTCAATTGTAGAACCAAAAACAGCATTTAATTTAGAGGCGGCGCCTAATGCGCCTTCAAAGGTGGTAAAACGATCCATGGTAGAAATAACCTTATCCATGGAAACCCCCGTTTTTTCCTGTACCGTGGCTAAACCTTGAAACTGGCCTATCATGTCAGGTAGTCCAAATTTTATTAAATTATTAGATTGTGAAATAAAATCTGTGGTTACCTTACTAGCATCCATTCTCATACTTTTCGCCCATACTTGTATGGAGGCTGCAGCCTTATTAGCTTGCTCCGGGGTTTTTCCAAAAGCCAATGTCAAATCATTTATTTGAGCAGCGGTTGTTCCTGCGGACACTCCAAGTCTTCTTTCTAGGGTTTGAGCGTAATTTATAGCACTATCTTGATCGCCTTTGAGCATTTGGCGAAAAGCATTGGACGTTTGAAACATAGTTTCGCGCCCCTTTGCGTACTCAGCCGCTGTAAATCGTGTAGTTCTCGCAAATTCTTCGGCGCGGCCTTGATATTCAGTTAATTCTTGCTGCGAAAGCACCCCTACGCGGCGCGCGCTTAAACGCATTTGATCGTACAAATCTTGACCTTTTTGAATGGTGGCCATAACTCCAAATGTTTGTTTTGTATACTCTAATCCGGCGCGCATACCTTCGCCAAATTTGGCTGCAGCGGCGCCCATTAGGTTGGTGGCTGTGAGGCCCTCCTTTACTTTTTTAGCAATATCTCCAGTGTATTTAAGTGGTTTTTGAAGATTTTCTCCAAGTTTTTTAGTTTGGCTGTTTATACCAAAATATTTTCCTAAGATATCCTCTGCGGAGTCGGCAACGCTAGATGTGTATTCTTTTACTTTTTCGCTTTGTTTTTCTACGCCTCTAAGCTCTTTGGCCTGTTGTCTAAGAAGCTTTACAGTTTCTGCCGTATATCCTCTTTGTTTTAGTTTCTCTTCACTTAGGGATTCAATCTTATCTAACTCTTGAGTGATAAGTTCTAACTTTTTACTTTTCTCGATTACAACTTTTTCTTCTTCGCTTAATATATTTTCATAATCTTTTATATTTTTTTCACGATATTCAGCTAATTTTTCTTCAAGTTGAATATTTTTTTCTAGAAGGTCATTAAGTAGTTGTTGTTGTTCGGGAGTAAGCGCCATTTATCTTTTACCTTAAAGGCCACTTTAGACCGGTTGTTTTTTCAAATTTATTAATAGAAGTTTCGAGATCTAATTTGATATCTGAGAGAGCAGGAGCGCCTAGGCCGTTTTCTAAATATTCCAAGGCGTATGCTTTTTCTTTCTTTATGGTGTCTACGAACGCCCTAACATCATCTTTAGCTCCTTTGATGACAACTTTTGTCTCTTCTTCGGCGTCTTCTTCTAAACGCGCAAAAAGAGGTTTAGACATTACATGCTTTAAAACATATTTTACATCTGCTGCCCACTGGGCTATAAAAGATTCATTAAGGGTGTCTGACTTAAGTTTAGAAAAGTCAATATTAACGGTTGTTATCATAACTATGGCTCCTATAAGTATAAATAGTATTATAAATAGTATTATCGTCGCGAGGACTTCGCTTGAGCTTCTTCGGCAGCTTTTTGTTCATCTTCTTTTTGTTTTATAGTCCTTTCTACAAACCAACGGCGAAGACCAACGGGAAGGTTGTATAATTCAGTGATTGACCAGTTACCAACATAGTTCATAAAAAACATCTGTTCGTACACATCTTTAATATAATCAGATGTCAGGCCAAAAAAAGCCCGCATTAAGGGGCACCTCCATTTCGAAATTAGCACTGCAGTGTGGACAATCCACCTCTTGTGTCATATCGATATCTGGCATTACTGCGACATAAGATTTTTTAAGCACTGAGGCATCTAAGATAGGTAATGACTCTAATGCGCGCTCAGTATAAAAAGGATCCTGTTGTTCATTAACAGAAACCGTAATCTCTTTTAAAAGATTAAGCGATCCGCCTTTCTTATTTGTCGCCATCCTTGTTTCATCTCTAGAGGTTAAGAGCCTGAACTCTACTACAAAGTTACTCTGAGGTAGGGTAATCACAAAAGTGTTATTTTCAGTTTCTTGTACGGCTCCTACTTCAGTCGGCTCTTTGGAAGAAAGCTCATTTAAGTCAAAAACTGGAGAGAAAACGTTTTCACAGTTTTTACATTGTACCTCGACCGAATAGTTGGCGCCATAGCCAAAAACACGAGACGCAATTAGTAAAGCGTTCTTGTCTCCAATTAAAAGATCGCTTATGTTAATTCTTTTATCAACGATAATACTTTGTAGCATTTTATCCAAAGCAACACCTTTTTTTAACAACGAAGCAGAAGTTAAAATATCCTCTTCTTTTGCTGTCATGTGCTTAATTTCAACCGTTGTGGCACCACACAAAGGGTGGCCTGCAGGGTAATATTTTCCTTGACTTGGAAGCTCTACAACCTCGGTAGGTACAATAAAATTAAATGGACTGTTGTGGGGTTGTGTACCAGGAGGGACAGCTTGAGGAGCCGGGTGCTCTATTTGAGGTGCGTTTGTGGGCGCATTGGCCGCTACGCGGCTTTGATTTCTAGACATAAAGACCTCTCTAGTTTGTCAGTTATTATATAATATATAGTTTTTTATTTAAATTTTAAAGAATCTAGATTAAGCTGTGTTGGGCATAATCATATCTGATGCTTAATGAAAGTGTTATTATTTCTTCAGCGCCATAGTTGGCTTGCCCAAAGTTAACGCCTATAAGAAAAGGATTGATCAACGTCCACTCTTCAATGGCCTCCCCATCCGCATTAATTTGAGTTAATTTCATTTGACCGCCTAATGCCCTACTAAATTGTTTTTTCTCAAATGCGGCACGTGGCTTAGTAACCGTGGCATCTTGATAGCCCGAACGTTTTAAAATATTATAGAGTTTCCACGTGTTATTGTCATCTTTGTTTTCCATATCACTAACAGTAATCTCGACAGGATTCCACGCTAATAAACCCGGTTTGTAGTTAATATCATTTAACCAGATATATTCGCTTTGAACTATCTCAAAGGAAGGCTTTTGAAAGGATCGCAAGCAATATGTATTTATAGCATAAGGGCCTACTCCAAATGAAGCATACCATCTAAAAGAAAGCTTAGGGGATGAAGTTGGCTCTGACCAGAAAGGCATTTTGATTCCTTATTATGGGGTTAATAGAGAATTTCCATTTGCCACATCCAAAGTAGCATAGTCATAACGAAGTGTTACAGAATTAATAACCAAATCTTCACTACCGTAATCCAACTGACCATAATCAATATTAGTGAAAAAACAGTTGGCGAGTGACCATTCTTCAATCGTGCTACCATCTGCATCAATTTGCGTAATGACTGGTGTACCTACTGCTACAACAAATCTTTCTTTGCTAAAAGATGAAAGAGCTATTTGTTCATTTTTTGGCACTCGATAACCAGCTTTCACAAACATGTTTGTAATGGCGAGAGATTGATCGGGGACTACAGGATCAACAAAGGTAACATCAACCGTGTTCCACGTTACTCTACCGGGATAATAAAACGTATGAGCAACAAATTGATGTGGCACCTCGCTTACTGTGAAAGACGGCTTTTTAACTGTCTTAATAGCATAGGTTTCTAGTTGTTCTGATTGTCCAGCTAGTGTCATATACCATCGAAAACTTCTTTTAGGTTCTACCGAAGCTTGGCTCCAAAATCTTTCACTCATTTATTTTGTTCTCCCTTTGTATTAAATAGTGTAATCAAAAATTAATCCTCAAAAGCTGCGCCATCATCAGTCAAAATAAAGTCAATGGCAATATATTCAATTGCTCTGGCCGGCTGAATGAAGATTTTAGCGTAAACAATGTTACGGTCAACTAAATCTGGTGTAGTAGTAGTCTCGTCCAACACCATCTTAAATTGTGTAATACCCAAACCAGCTTGGACGCCGCGAAGGAAAGGCTCAACCTGTCCCTTGAAACGATTCCAAGTTACACGAACGTTCTGGTCGAATAAAATGGTTGAAGCAAATCGTGAAATTTGTCGCTTCAAATAAATCATTAACCTTCTTACATTAATTCTATCCAAAGCCGATGGTGTTGCTTGTAGAGTTTTCTGTCCGAAAATCACAATACCTTCTGCAGGGAAAGAAGCAATTGGGTTGATTCTGTTTTCATAAAGCGTATCGCGGTCGCGCGATGTAAGTCTATCAACGACGCCTACCACTGGTACGCCGCCTTTACCGCCCGAAAGTCCTCCACGTGTAAAGCCTGCGGGAGCAAACCACAATTCAGATGCTCTTTGGCTGTAAGACATAGCGCCAATAGCTGGAATCGAAGGGGGTGCCCATACTGTCTGCCCACTATTACTATCTTTGATTTGTACCCATGGATAGTACGTGGCGCCGTAACTCGAATTAACTACTAGATTGGTTTTAAGCTCGTTAACAGTGGCAGAAACCGTTCCTCGTCTAGATGCAGCGCTGTCGGTGCTTTCGTACTGAGGGGTATAACCACCTTTAACATCAACGACAGCTAAAGCATCTCCGCGCGATTCGCACAAGTTAATCAATGTTCGATTAAGGGCATTGTTAACGATACCGGGCATTGCAGCAATATTATATTCTACAACTTCAGGGTCTCTAATAGAATCTAATGCTACTTGAACTGAGTTAAGCATATAGTTCGTGGTGATGCTTTCTCCTTCGCCCACAGGATAATTAACAATACGCAAAGGCTCAGATTCTTTAATATTAAGTCCATCAAACCCACCGTGGAAAACTGTTGTAAAGCGATCCACACCAGCATCTAAAACCTCAGTATAGGAACCGGTTCCTCGCAAATACGTCATACCATCGCGAGCAGCACTATTTGGACTAGCAACACGAGAACCAACTTTATAGGCAAATACTTTATCAGATACAGAGCCTGTGCGGCACATGTCATCCAAAGTAAAATTAAATGACCGTTCAGTTAAGCTTCCACTGTTGAAATCGGAAATATCTGTTGGTTTAATCTTAAGGTGATCACGTAC